CTCGTGAACCGCGCCGCGATCGTCACGCTGCTTTCCGACCTGTTCAGGCCGGTCCCGCGCGTCGTCGATGTCGTGGTGGCCGGGCAGGTCTTCGACGGCTCGGCGGCGGTCGCCACACCGGGCACGATGCCGGGACCGGGCCAGGTGGTCGCCAAGGTGGTAGAGGTGATCCCGGAATGACCCCGCTGGAGTACAACGCCCGCCTTGCTGAAGCCTGGCAGGAACGGCTCGGCCGCAACGGCAGCCTGAACCCGGCCGGCGAGATCATCATGGCCGACCTGATTGAGAGCGGCGCGGTGCTGAAGCCGTTGCCGATGGTGAACGCCCGGACCGGCGAGGTCGATGCTCTGGCGCTCGGGATCGCCGAAGGCCGGCGGCAGGTCGTGCTCCGCATCATCGACGCCCTCAAGCTCGACCCGACGAAGGTGCGGGCGACACAGGAGATATGGCAAGATGGCAACCCGTAAGCGCACATCCGCCCGCAAGCCCGCTGCCAACAAGACAGCGCCCGTCGCCAAGCGCACGCAGGGCGACCGCGCCGAGGTCGTGGCGCACAAGGTAGCGCCCGATGTGGTCGTTCCACCGAGCCCACCGGAACCCCGCGTGGACGAGTTCCGGCTGGAGGAGACCGCCGGCCCCGTGGTCGCGGACGCAGGCCCCGCGAGCTTCGAACTGGAAACCGACGAGCCCGAGGACTTCGACCACGCCGACCCGCCGGCCGTGCGGACCGGACAGGCCGGATTGACCGCCGAGGAACGCGCCCAGGTCGAGCGGTTCGCGGCCGAGATGGCGTTCAAGAAGGTCGAGGAGCACGAGCTGAAGCTCGGCACCGCGCAGGACTATGACCGGCAGGTCGAGGAGAGCGAGGCCAGGGCCGAGGCAGGCAGCGCGCCCCGCTATGCCAGCGACGGCTCCAAGCTGCACGACGTCGCGGCCGAGGATGCCGGGGCCGAGTTCCAGCGCTGGCAGCAGTCGCAGATCAGCGCCGCGCCATCGGTCAACCTCGCGACCGCCAGCCGTCTCGCAGCCGGCGAGCAGCCGCCCAGCGCCAAGCCGATCGACACCGGCCTGCAGGGCAGCAGCGCGCTCGGCCAGCACATGACGCCCGACAAGCTCGACCGCTGGAAGGCCGACGCGCGCAAGATCGGCCAGTACACGCCTGTTGCCCGGCAGGCCATGGAGCGCGGGCTGGCGCTGTGCTTCGTCTGGAAGGGCGATACCTGCTTCGGCTTCATGACGCCCGACGAGATGGAGGGCCTGCGGGCCTTCAACGTCGGCATCGAGTTCGTGACCGTCCACTCCTGAGGATCTGACAATGGCCGAGAACGGCATCGACCCAGGCACAGCCGGCGGCACCCCGCCCGCAGGTGGATTGCCGAACGGTGGCGCCCCGCCCGATGGTGGCGCACCACCGGCACCGTCCGGCGACTGGATGGACACGGTCGGCGACGACCTGAAGCCCTGGCTGCAGTCCAAGGGCCTGAAGAACCCCGCCGACGTCGCCAAGAGCTACCGGAACCTGGAGGTACTGTTCGGTGCCGAGAAGGCGGGCCGCGCGGTCGTGCTGCCGAAGGACGACGCCACGCCCGAGGAGCGCGAGCAGTTTTACGCCAAGCTCGGCAGGCCCGAGGCGCCCGATAAGTACGAGTTGCCGATCGACCCAGAGATCGATCCCGAGTTCTGCAAGAGCCTGGCGGATCTGTCGTTCAAGTACGGGCTCAACAAGCAGCAGGCCGGCGGGTTCGCGACCGACCTGCAGGCGCTGGTCAAGAGTGCAGCCGAGGCAGGGGAACAGGAGCAGGCGCAGCGGAATGAGCAGCAGACGGCGGAGCTACGCAGCCTGTGGGGGCCTCAGTTCGACCAGCGGCAGGAGATGGCCCGCCGTGCCGGTCGGCAGTTCGGGCTCGATGACGCCAAGCTGCAGACGCTCACCAATGCGCTCGGGCCGAAGGATGCCGCCCTGTTCCTGGAGAGTATCGGCAAGAGCCTGGGCGAGGCCGCACCGCCAGGTGCGGGACACCAGAGCTTCACCCCGACGCCGCAAGAGGCGCAGCAGGCGATCGAACAGCTCAAGCAAGACCCGCAGTTCCGGCAGGCCCTGACGGAGAAGAAAGCCGAAGCGGTCGACAAGTGGAACAAGCTATGGGCCGCAGCATCGGCCCTCTGATGGTGCCAGTTGCTTCGCGGCAATTGTACCATATAGGATAGGCAGCACGGAGAACCCGGCCAGATCGGCCGGGCCCGTCGACACCCTGGAGGAGACAGGGCTGCCAGCCGGCGGGACCCGGCGAGGACCGGGCCCGCAAGGACAACCCATCCGCGAACCAGGTTCGTAAGGATGGGCTAGATGGTTGCCCCGATTGATGTGATGCGGCTCCGCCAATACGGCAGCGAGCTTTCCATCCTCCTCCAGCAGAGCAAGTCGAAGTTTCGCGGGACCATGACCGAAAAGGGTGGTTATCGCGGCGAGCGTGTCAGCCCGGTCAACCAGATCGGCGAGATCCAGATCAACGAGCGGGCGCACCGCATCGAGCGCGTGCGGCCAACCGAAGTCGATCTGGCGCGCAGGTGGGTCAAGCCCCGTGTCTTCACCGGCTCGACCTGGTCGCGCGATCCCATCGACGTGATCCTGACCAACATGACGATGGACGGCCCTTACTCGGACGCGCTCCGCAAGGGCATGAACCGTCGTTTCGACGACGTGGCGATCGAGGCTTTCGAGGCCCTAGCGCTGGTCGGCGAGCAGGGCGACAGCTCGGTTGCGCTGCCGGGTTCGGCGGTGATCTCGACCGACCTTGGCGGGGCTGGCTCCGACCTCAACAACGCGAAGCTGATCGGCATCAGAAAATACTTCGAGATGCAGGAAGCGGATCTCGATGAAGAGATGATCTTCATGGCGATCTCGCCCCAGCAGAGCGCCGCGCTGCTTGGCGTCAATACCACTCTATCCAGCGACTATGTCGACGGCCGCCCGCAGCAGACCGGCAAGGTTCCGCCGATGTTCGGCATCAACTTCGTGGTGACGAACCGCCTGCCCAAGGTCGGCAACGTCCGCACCGGCTATGCCTGGCTGATGTCCGGCATGCATGCCGCCTGGTGGATGGATGTCGAGGTCACGGTCGACCGTATCCCGGAGATGCACAACGCGCACCTGATCCAGGCTTCCGCCAGCTGGAACGTTACCCGGCTGGAAGAGAAGAAGGTCGTCAAGGTGCTGATGACCGAGCCGGCGTAACGGCCGACTGAACCCGAACTCATAGAGGAGAGGGCCGAGAGATGGCCGTTACCGAACAGAAGTCCACCCAGCTAGCCAGGACCGCCGCCGCACCCGGCGACGGTTCGCAGTCGAGCGCCGGCATTCAGGTTGCACCCTTCAACTTCACGCAGAGCGGGGCAGGCGATGCAGGTTCGACCGCGCTCCTGTGCGAGCTTTCGGGTGGTCGGATCAAGATCATCCCCGAACTCTGCAAGGCGATCGTGTCGGCCTGGGGGACCTCCAGGACGGTGGCGATCGGCTACGGGGCCAACCGCTCGCGCCCGGATGGGACCGTGCTTGCGGCCTCCACCGCCGCGCTGCTCACCGCCTCCACGACCGCCGCTGCCGGCGGGACGATCGCCGGCTCGTCCTTCAACGAGTTGGAGGTCGAGGTACTGGATCGGCTGGAGATCGTCGCGACCGTCGCGGGCGGCACCATCCCGGATGGCGCCACCATCGCAGGTCGCATCGCCTATCTGCCGATGACGTAAGCCGGTGGCGGCGCGCAGCCCCATCGACATCTGCAATCTGGCCCTGGGGAAACTCGGGGCCAGACGCATTACGTCGTTCGACAACAGCAGCGAGGAAGCGCAGCTGTGCCGGATCGAGTATCCGCACCAGCGCGATTGCCTGCTGCGCGACCATAATTGGAACTTCGCGCTCGCCCGCGCGACCCTGCCGGCCGATCCGGTCGCACCCGCGTTCGGCTATGAGCGCTCCTACGAGCTTCCCGCCGATTGCTCCCGCCTGGTCGAGGTCGGCGAGCGCCGGCTGCGGATCGGTGACGACCCCTATGACTTCGACCCGCGCGGCGACTTCATCGTCGAGGGCCGCTCGATCCTGACGAACCGCGAGGCCCCGCTGCAGGTCCGCTACGTGCGGCGCCTGACGCCGACCGAGCTTTACGACGACAGCTTCGTCGACGCGATCGTGTGGCACCTGGCAGCCGCGCTGTGCATGCCGATTACCCAACAGTGGCGGATGGTGCCGAACCTGCAGGTTGCCGCCCAGCAGTCGCTGATCCGGGCCGCTCGGGCAAATGCCCTGGAGCTGTCGCCCGTGGCGCTGCCGGCACCGGCCACCATCACGGAACGCTGGTAGATGGCCCGTACCGCGCCGATCTACGCCAATTTCTCCAAGGGCGAGTTGAGCCCCTATCTGCGGGCCCGCTACGACCTGCCGGAACTGATGGCCGGCGGCGCGCAGGCGCTCACGAACTTCATCGTCCTCCCGCAAGGGCCGCTGACCAAGCGACCCGGCACCGAATACGTGGGCGACTGCTTCGACCACAGCCTCGCGCACTACCTGATCCCGTTCACGCCGAACCAGATCGACCCGTTCATCCTGGACGTCTACAACCTGAAATATCGTGTCTTCTCCATGGCCGGCGAGGTGCTGAACAACGGCCCGCAGAACGCCCCATGGACGCAGGCGATCCTGGGCGGCACCAGCTCGCGCTCGCGCAGCCATAACCTGCGCTCGATCCAGGCCGGCGATGTCCGCTACTTCGCGGCCGGCGGGATGCTGCCGCAGCAGTTGCGCCGCGTCGATGCCGACAACTTCGAGCTGACGCCCTTCCCGCTCGACCGGGCCCCGCTGGTCGACAACCTCGACCGTACCTGGACCGTCTACGCCTCGGCCGCGACCGGCGACGTGACGCTGACGTTCAACAAGACGTTGAGCCTTCCGGCCGGAACGGTGGTGAAGATCGAGCCGGCCAACCTGGCGGGGAACGTCCCGTGGCGACCGGGCGTGACGGTGGCGGTCAACGATCGGTGGCGGGTGGACCGCAACGTCTATCGCGCGACCGAGGCCGGCACGACCGGCGTGGTCCGGATGACGCACACGACCGGGACGGCGAGCGACGGCTCGATCCTTTGGGAGTACCTGCACAGCAACGAGGGCTATGTGCGGATCACCTCCAACACGTCCGGCACGGTCAAGCAGGGCACGGTGATCTCCGGCAACCTGCCGCTCAA